CACGACTGTTTCGACGTCTAAAAACGGCATAAGTAATGTGGACACCCTATTTGTCAAACTTCTACCCATGCGATACGGCGTACTTTGAAAATCGACGCCTTCGATCTGTCCACCCGCTGCGACGCGCGACTGAAAAACTTCAACGCTGACTGCAAGCACGGCTGATTCAATTGGCGCACTGTTGGCATAGATTTCAGCGGCTGAATAACCTGAAAGTGTTGCCGTTCCTGCTGGAATCATTTCACGCAATGTCACGTCTGCGTTTGTTCGTGCTGCGGTAAATGAATACTCGGTCACGTCAAGAACTGTGACGGTTGCTGAAAAAGGTGCTGGAATTCCAGCGACCACGACTGATTGACCAGCAACGAAATGGTGTGCGCGTTGCGTGTAATACGTCGCGACGTTTGATTTTAACTCGTATTCGCTAACCGCTGATGAGTTTGCAACCAGCATAGGCAAAATAACCGCTTCTGCGGTGTTGATAATTTCGTCTAGATAACTGTCTGGATAAAGTGAAACGGAAACGCCAAGCACACTACGCAATTGTTGCGTTGACACGATACTTGGCATTTCCGTTCCTCTCGACTGCTGCGCTACGTTCGGGAGTGACCGTAGCGCATGATTAGTTTTTACTTATTGTTACGGAATGCACCATTCGCAAGTTTGATTGCAGTTGCACCAAAAGAATACAAACCAACGGTGATTGAACCGTCAGCAGTTGATTCTGAACGCAACTGGAAATTGCTTGATTCATACCATGTGTAACTGTCTGGGTTGACGATAATCATTGAACCGTCGTCGCTTCCTGCTGGTGCAGAGAAGTCAGCGTATAGATCAAGACCTGCAACGTTTCCGCGTAGGCTATCTGGACGCAATGCACCGCCCGCATTCATAGGTTGTGACGCCACGTAAATTGGTCGCCCATTGTCGTTCAATGACATTGTGTTTGCCCACTGGCTTGCACCCATGATGATGTTGCGCGCAAAACCCTGTGTGTTTGTGTAAACGGTCGCAGCACCGCGTGAAACGTATGCAAGCAATTCAGCAGCAGTTGGAAGTGCTGAAAGTGTTGTTCCGTCAATTGCAGCGTTTGCAACAAGAATTCCGTTGACGTAAGCATTCTGTGCCTTTGCTAGTGCTGCAACCATGTTGCGCAATAATTCGTCAAAGAATAAAGGTGACGACCTTTCGAGCAATTCCACGGAAAATTTCTGCTGACCCGCGAACTTGACCACTGGGACGCTCAAAAACGAACTTTCTTGATCTGTATTTGAAAACGCTGAAGTTTCTGAAGTTACTGCAACGGTCGGCATGGCGTCGATACGTGGAATTTCGAACGTCATTCCCGCGTCTGGCAATGTGCCACGGCTGATTGCGTCAATGCTTGGACGAATTGTGTTGCCAAGACCATTGATGATTTCAGTCAACTGACGTGTTGGAACAAGTCCAGCGTTGTCAGTTGTTGTTGCGCCATTGTTCGCTGCGTGAACGTAGTCGCGTGCGTCTAGGTCGCCCATTGATGAACGAATTGTGTTTTCTAGGTACTTCGCAGCGGTAACTTCAATGCGTGGCTTTGTAGTAAAGCCGCCCACCTTTGGTCGCGCTGACGCAGTGATTGTTTCTGCGGCTTCTACCGTCTCGACGGCTTCCGCTTGTGTGACGGTGTTGTCCACTTCGTCTCCTTCTGTTGTTGGTGTTTCTTCAGGTTCAATTGTTGAATCTGAAACTTCATTTTCTTCAGCAGTTGTTGCGGCGACTGATTCGACGCGGGCTGATCGGATTGCGGGTTCTGACGTCAATGCGACACCAGTCAATTCACCTTTAAGAATGCGAACTGTTCCGTCTTTAAGTGTTTCGTATTCGTCAAATGAAACTTCAACGCTAAATCCGTCACGCATTCCAGTGCTTGCTTCAACCAAACTGTCATTGCCCGCGGTTGTTTCGACGATCTTAAAAACGGCTTCAATTCCTGAATCATCTGAAGTCATACTTAAAGTAGACCCAATTCTGCGGGTACGGTCATGTTCCAGGTTAAGCAAAACGGGCGTTGGTTCAATTGAACCGGCTGCGAATTGAACCTTGCCAATTGAAGCACTGCCAGTTTCTTCGAAGGTCACAATGCGACCTGTGATCGTGCGACGGTTTGAATCTGCCGCAGTGATTTGCATTGGTGTTATGACTTTTTTCATAGCAGCATGTCTTCTTCCTCGCGTATTTCTTCGATCGACATTGCGCCGATACGATTTAAGATTTCATAAACTTGCGCGCGCTCGTAAGGGTTGCCACGAAGGAAGTCGTCTAAATCAAACGACACGCGATTTCCTGCTGGTGTAAAATCCGCAAAAGATAAACGCTGTTCAATAATTGACATGTAATTGCGAAACGCGAAATCAACCAAATCGCGTCGCTTATCTAATGCGTTGGAATAAGTAAATGAAGATTGCTGCGAATCGGTGAAATAGGCTGGTAATCCCGCCGCCCTGCTTAATTCAAGGGCTAAATAATTTCTGGCTTCATTTAACTGTAAATTCTTCGGGTCATAACCAATTGTTGAAAGATCAACGTCAGCGTTTAAGTAAATGACCGATTTCTTTGCACGGTTACGAATCGCGCCAAGTAATTTAGAAACGCGGTCTGCGGGTAATGATGTTCCGTTTGATTTCAAAACCATTTGTGGAATTGGGTCAGCGGCGAAATCTAACGCAGCGCGTTCCAACGCAGCAGCGGCACGAATTGTTCGACCAGCGCGATTAAGCAAACCTTCTTGCGCGCCAGCGAATACGACTAAATTTGAAGGGTCAACATAAGAACCGTCAATTGAATACGAAACAATTTCTGTTCCAATGCCATTTGTTTGAATTGTTACGCGTTCGGGTGCAACGCGTTCCATTGCGCGGATTTTTCCTGTATCTGCATACCGTTCCATAACGTACGCATACGCGCTGGGAAAAAAGAACAAATCCGAAATAATCCACGACCAAAATGTTGTTCCCGGAATTCTTGGGTCGGGCTGATTGATAACGCGCGGTTGAGTAACTTTTTCCCCCGTGGCTTCATTGCGTGTGTGCATAGGCAATGACGCAACTGTTTGAATAATTCCAAGAGAACGTGCGATTGTTGGAATTGTCATTGCTTCGGAACGAATTGCGCTAGTTACACCAGAAAAGAAAAGTTGACCCTGCTCTGGGTAATACGGCGCAATTGCAGCAGCGTCCACCGAAGCGGCAGTGACGGCTGCCTTCGGCTTCGGCGGAACAAATAAATCAAATAAACCCATGTCCAAATTGTGTCAGGCTTATACGATCAACCAACCATGATGTCAAGATCATTGTCTGGGCGTGTCGCAAAGTGTGTCGCGAGCGCGACTGCCACTGCCCCGCAAACAACGGACTGTGACGCCCGCCTTCCAATGACCCACCCCCCGTCACCACGACGCAATTGCACCGCAGCCAAGACTTCTTCCGAAAGTTGGCTTTGCCCCCTATGTTTTAACCTGCCGCTATTGATTGCCGACAACATTTCGTCACACGCTTGCGGGTACGCGTTATCCATGTCAAACACGGCGATTCCAGCGGGTGCAAGTCGTGCAGCGACTGCGCCACTTGTCTTTCGACTGTAAAGGACGTATTCGGTTGGATACTTGCGGGCATAATCTGCCAATTCGTTGGCAATTGCTTTATCGTCCAATTGTAGTTCGTTTGTCCAAGTGTGAAGTAACTTAACAATAAACTGATCGTTTCCAAGTTTTTGAGCGCCAACAAGACTTCCGTGGCGTCTGTCCGGTGAAAGATCGATTGCCAGCCATGTCAATTTGTCAACGTCTAAATCAACCGTCTTGTCAAGACAATTGCCCCAACTGGCAGAATCCACGGCGCTATTTATTGCAACTACCCACCTACACAATACCTCGGTCATAACTACGTCAGGCGGGTCGTTCAAAACGCTTTTGATGTTGTCAGGGTGGAACAAATACCCCATTGAAGGGTTTGAGTGCCGTGCGTTTTCCACGCTCATTTCGTCCGTGGGTGCTGACCATTCAAAATAACCAATGTCATCTTCAACGCCGCTAATGCTTGCCAACGCCCTATCGCGAAATTGATTAAGCACCACGGAACTAGAATCACCAGCATTTGTGTACGCCATGACCATTGGGTTTTGTGCCGCCATGAGCGTGTAGCGCAATGAAGCAAACGATTCAATGTCGGTCATTTCGCGTAATTCGTCCAAGTGAATGGTTGACGGTCTGGAAACACCGCGAGCAGCCGAACCGCCCGCACGCACAATAAACCGATTGCCAGTCATTGTCTCGATTTCTTCACCACCGTGTTGCCAGCGTATTTTTTTGACCTGCTTGGCTAAGTTGTCATTGCCTTCGATCATTTGAACCATTGCCCTGAATTGTTCCAGCGACGTGGACAAGCGGTGCGCCGAACCTATCTGCAACTTTTCGTCCCATAGGAAAAGACCACCCATGATTCTGATTAACTGTAAAAATGATTTTCCTTGTTGTCTCGCCACGACGATTGTATTTACAGGGGTCGCCCACCTACCGTCCGGTTTGACTTTGTGCGTGTGGATAAGCGCGAATTTCTGCCATTCCATAAGTTCTATGCCCAAACTGCTGGCAAGATCGATCAATTCGCCCCCGCGTGAGGGTAAATCGTTCAGTGGCGTGTGGATTCTGGGCGTTTGGACGCCAAATAGCGTGTTTTCGCCTTCTGTGTCCCTACCCATTTCCGTTTGAAGCCGTTCTAAGCCCTCTGCGGGCTTCTGGTGACCTTCTATGACCTTCTCAATCATTTTCGTGGCTCTTTGAGGCGTTTTTGGGGGAATGTAATACAG